TCACAAAGTGAACTTGCAATACAGCCTGTACTATTACATGCTTGTCCCTTCAAGCCTCTAGCTTGCTATGCTCACCCCGAAGGGCCTCTTTAAGAATTTTGTAAAGAACAAAAATATGGCACTCACTGATAACAAAAAAACTAAAGACCGAAAACCAAAGATTCGTTCTGTTGACGCAGGAACCAACCGTTCTTGGTCAGACAAACAAAAGATTGAAGCTGTTCAATCCTACCTACTTTTAGGCAATCTTGCGTTGACGTCTCGCATCCTGAAAATTCCTGAAATTACCCTCCGTGTCTGGAAAACCACCGAATGGTGGAAGAATGTTGTTGATGACATTCGTCAGCAAGAGAACATGGAAATGTCTGCTCGTTTGAAGAAAATTGTCGATGCTAGCCTTGCTGCTACTGAAGACCGTTTGCTCAATGGTGATATGATGTATGACAACAAAACAGGTCAAATGGTACGTAAGCCTGTGAACATGCGTGATGCTCACAAGGTGGCTGTTGACCTCATGGACAAGAAAAAGCTTCTTGACAAGGAAGCCACAGACGGTCCTGTTGAAGCTCAAGAGGATGACCGCTTGCTTAAGCTGGCTGAGAAGTTTGCTAGCTTTGTGCAACAGAAAATTGATAAACCCGTCATTGACGTAGAGGTCACTGACGTAGAAATAAAGGAAACAGAAGATGCCCTACATGAAGAACGGGAAACGGGATTACAAACGGGAGAACGAGCTGTACAACAGCCGTCCGGAACAAATCAAAGCCCGCTCGGAACGGACAACTCTGCGCCGTGAGGCCAATGCTAAAGGTATCACCCACAAGGGTGACGGGAAAGATTTAGACCATGTCAAACCCCTTTCTAAAGGTGGAGCAAACACTCTGTCCAACGCCAGAGCCACAACCAAGTCTGCTAACCGCAGCTTTAGCCGCAACGCCGACGGAAGCTTGCGTAACCAACAATCCACCCGCGAACGTAAAAGTACACGGAAATGAATGTTGCTTTAACAGCGGACGTGGTACAGGGTTTTGTTGGGAGTGTATTATCATCTCGTTTTGATGGTCGTAGTAGCTCCCCAGACTTCCATCGTGAATGTTGGGAACTCTGCTGTTCCAATGAAAAGTTTGTAGCTATTGCTGCACCACGTGGTCATGCTAAAAGTACAGGCGTAACGCTAGGGTATGGTTTAGCCACGCTTCTCTTCCGAGAGCGTAAATTCATGCTTCTTGTTTCAGATACAGAAGCTCAGGCCAGTTTGTTCCTTGGAACATTTAAACAAGAACTTCAAGACAATCAAGAACTCATTGACTTGTTTGGTTTGAAGCGTAACGAAAAAGGTTTGGTTCAGTTTGTCAAAGACACTGAAACAGACATTATAGTTGAGTGTACGGACGGACATAAGTTCAGGATTATTGCTAAGGGAGCGGAACAGAAGCTTCGTGGACTAATCTGGAACGGGTCGCGTCCGGACATCATTATGTGTGATGACATGGAAAACGATGAACTTGTTATGAACAAGGAACGTCGTGAAAAGATGCGTAAATGGTTTAAGGGTGCTCTCTTGCCATGTCGCTCTGACCGTGGTATTGTTCGCATGGTAGGAACCATCCTGCATGCTGACAGTTTGCTAGAACGCATGATGCCCAATCCATCTGACAAGATGACGGTGGTTGAAGAACTTAAACAATACTCCAAGCGTAAGAGCATGTGGAAGTCGGTTAAATACCGTGCCCACAACTCTGACTTTTCTAAGCTCCTATGGGCCTCTAAGAAGTCTGCAACAGAGTTTAAGATGCTATATGAGGAAGCTGTCAAAGACGGCACTACAGACATCTACAGTCAGGAATACTTGAATGAGCCAATTGATGAATCCGTGTCATTCTTCAAAAAGGGAGACTTTCTCCCCATCACAGAAGATGACCGTAAGGCTCGCCTCAATTATTACATTACTGCCGACTTGGCTATTTCAGAAACTGAGAAGGCTGACTTCTCCGTGTTTGTCATTGCTGGAGTTGACGAAGATAAAATTATTCACACAAAGAACGTGATTCGTGAACGTATGGACGGTAAGGAAATTGTTGATACATTTCTAGCCCTTCAGAAGCTTTACGACCCTGTTGCCATTGGTGTTGAGGATATGCAAATTTCCAAAGCTATTGGCCCGTTCCTGCGTGAAGAGATGATTAAACAAAACGTCTTCATAACACTCATGCCTTTAAAGCATGGGGGTAAAGATAAGACCACACGAGCTAGAAGCGTACAGGCGCGTTTACGTGCTCATGGCATGAAGTTTGACAAAGAAGGTGATTGGTATCCCATCTTTGAAAATGAATGTCTTGCTTTCCCTCGTGGTAAGCATGATGACCAAGTTGACGCTTTTGCCTATCTTGGACTGATGCTTGACCAGCTTATTGAAGCTCCCACCAAGGAAGAGTTTGAAGAAGAAGAATACTTTGATGAGTTGCAAAACTCCGATTTAAACAACCAAGGACGCGACTCCTACACAGGATATTAAATGGACGAACAACAAAAACCTTTGGCAGCCATGCTGGAAAGCGTGAACATTGCCGAATCGCTGGATGAAGGAAAGCTTACAACGATTGGACGAGATGCTGAAAAAGGTTATGTCCTTGACCATGAATCTCGCCTTGATTGGGAAAAGCATATTGATGAATGGACTAAGCTTGCAAAGCAAACGATTGAGCCGAAAACTTATCCTTGGCCTAAAGCGTCTAACATTAAATATCCACTTCTCTCTACGGCTGCTATGCAGTTTGCTGCTAGGGCTTACCCTTCTCTTGTCCCGTCGAATGGGAAGATTGTAAACGCTAAAGTTATTGGTAAAGACCCAGATGGGGCTAAGCACCAAGTAGCAGAAGCTGTTTCCATGTACATGTCTTACCAGTTGCTGGAAGAAATGGACTCTTGGGAAGAGGAAATGGATAAATTGCTCATCATGCTCCCTATTGTGGGCACGATGTTCAAGAAAACTTATTGGGACCCGCTTAAAGAAGCCAACTGCTCGCATCTGGTGATGCCTAAAAACCTCGTAGTTAACTACTGGGCACGTAGTTTGGCAGATGCTGAGCGTATTTCCGAGGTACTGGAAGTATCTCCTCGTAAAATTAAAGAACGCCAACAAAGTGGTTTGTGGTTGGATGTCGAATTTGGTAAGCCTGTTGTCCAAATGGACGGCAAACAAGGCCCAACAGTTATTGACGACACTACCCCACACATCTTTATTGAGCAACATACGTTCCTTGACTTGGATGATGATGGCTACAAAGAGCCTTACATCGTTACATTCCACAAGGAAACTAAGAAAGTAGTCAGAATTGTCGCACGTTTCGACGAAACTACCATCAAAATGGATGCTGAGGGAGGTATTCGCAAGATTGACCCCATTCAGTATTATACTAAGTTTGGGTTTATTCCTAATCCTGATGGCGGATTCTATGATATCGGCTTTGGTGTCCTTCTTGGTCCACTCAACCATAGTGTAAACACCCTAATTAACCAGCTTTTGGACGCAGGACACTTGGCTACGTTGCAAGCAGGCTTCTTGGGTAAAGGTTTGCGCATTAAAATGGGTGATACCAAGTTTATGCCGGGCGAATGGAAAGCTGTTAACTCAACAGGTGATGACCTGAAGAAGCAGATTGTTCCATTACCAACAAAAGAACCTAGTTCTGTGCTGTTCCAGCTTATGGGTAGCCTCATTACCTCGGGTAAAGAGCTTGCTTCTGTTGCTGAAATCTTCACAGGCAAAATGCCGGGTCAAAATACTCCTGCAACCACCACCATGGCTACTGTTGAACAGGGCATGAAGGTGTTTACTGCGGTGTACAAGCGTTTGTACCGAGCTCTCACTGAGGAATTCCTCAAACTTGCTCGATTGAATAACCTGTATCTCAATCCCAACACTTATGTTGACATTGTGGATATGGAAATCAACCCAGACGACTTTGACCTGACAACACATAAGATTTATCCTGCCGCTGACCCCACTGCAGTGTCTCAAACTGAGAAGCTGTTGAAGGCACAAGGCTTGATGGAACTGCTCCCAACAGGTATTTTAGACCCTGTTAAAGTGGTTCAACGTATTTTGGATGCACAAGAACAACCAAACTGGCAAGACCTTATTAAACCTGAGATTGCACAGAGTGGTCAAATGCCTCCTCCCCCTCCAGACCCCAAGATGCTAGAGTTGCAAATGAAGGGTCAACTGGAAGGTCAAAAGATTCAAATGCAAGGAGCAGCGCTCCAGCATAAGATGGAGCTAGAAGCTCACGATAAACAAGTTCAACTCGCTATGAAGCAAGAAGAGCATGCACAAAACATGCAACATGCTGCTGACATGGCGAATATCAAGGCTGCAGAAGCCGTACATGCTGGACGAGTCCACTCTGCTACAGAGCAGGCTGGTTTTATCCAGAAACTGGTGCACACTGATGCACAACATCAGCAGAAAATGCACCATGCACGACAAGCTGCAGCTCAAACGGCTAAGAAGCCATCAAAAGGAGCTAAATGACAAAGAGTGAATACATTGATTGGAAAGGCCACCCAGTAACGCTGGAGGTCTTCCGTCAAATTCAACGTCGAATTAACGATTTGCAAGAGATGCTAGGCGAATCAGCAGGAGCTGACCCTCGCCAAGACGCAGTTTTTGTTGGCGCAATAAAAGCGTACAAAGACCTAGTCACTATCGATTTCTACGACGAAGAACAAGAGGAGTCTCTATGATTAAACCCACTCTACACCGGATTCTTGTCAAAGCTGACAAGCTGGAAGAGACAGACAAAACTTATGTGAAAGCTACGTCGTTAGGCCTAGTCCTACCGGAGCATGAAGATAAGAAACGAGCGCAAGCAGGTGTCGATAAGGGACGTGTTGTGGCAATTGGCCCAACAGCCTTTCGAGACTTTAACACAACTTCCCCAATTGAGGTTGGTGACTACATTGCATATGCCCGCTTTGCAGGCAAAACTGTAGAAGACCCCTATACTCAGGAAGAATTTGTAGCATTGAACGATGAAGACATTGTCTGTGTCTTCCATCAAGAATAAGGAGGCCCTTAGATGGCTGAAGAAATTAAAGACGCAACCCAAGCGGTTGACACCCAAACCCAAACAACTGAACCCGAAGTCAAACTGACCGCTGCTGAAGAAAAGGCAATGGAACAAGGCTGGGTTCCAGAAGACCAGTGGGAAGGTGACCCTGAACAATGGCGACCAGCTAAAGAATTTCTGGACCGCGGTGAATTGTTTAAAAAGATTGAGGACCAAAACCGTACGATTAAAGAATTTAAACGTGCGCTAGATGATCTCAAAGGCCACCATGCTAAAACGCGTGAAACAGAGTACGCACGAGCATTGGCTACCCTCAAAGCACAGAAACGTGCTGCACTTGAAGAGGGTGATGCGGCGGCTGTGATTCAGTTGGATGATGAAATTGACCTCGTTAAAGACGAGCAAAACAAACTCAAACAACGTGATGTACAGCAAACCGAAGTTGACGTCAATCCCGAATTTGCTTCTTGGGTTGACAAAAATAAATGGTATGAAACCAACGAGCCTATGAAAGCCTACGCTGATGCGCTAGGTCGTAGTTTGGCAGTTAAGGGTATGAGCCCATCGGCTGTTCTACAGGAAGTCGAAAAACAGGTTAAGTTGGAGTTCCCAAATAAATTTACTAATCCTAACCGTAACAAGCCGGGTGCAGTAGAGGGTAGTTCTAACAAAGGCGGCAAGAGTTCTGGTGAAGTCTCTTTGTCCGATGAAGAGCGTCGAGTGATGCAACGCTTTGTCCGTACGGGTGTAATGACTGAAAAAGATTACATTGCGGAACTGCGTAAAATTAAAGGAGTTTAATATGAGTGACATTAAAGAAGCAATTGCGAAAGCACCGAGAGGTCGTACGCAGCGTGTTCCCGTCGGTACACGAAATGTTCTAACAGTAGCTGGCAAAGACGCCAATTACGAATACCGAGTGATTAATGACTCTGGAGACAGGGTGCAGGAATTTTTGGATGCTGGCTATGAGCTGGTTGAAAATAGTTCTGTGAGGGTGGGTGATAAACGAGTTAACTCTGCTTCGTCAGAAGGCTCCGTATCACAGATTTCTGTCGGACAAGGCCAAAAGGCTTTCGTCGTACGCATCAAAAAAGAATGGTACGAGGAAGACCAAGCTCGCAAGCAAATTAAGGTCAATGAGATGGAAAACGCCACCAAAGCAAAAGCTCTTGATGGTACTTATGGTAAGCTCGAAATTACTCGAAGCTAAATAACAATTAAGTGCCGTTGGGAATTACCTATTTTATTATGGAGAATTGCTAATGGCAAGTGTATCTCGTGCTAACGGGTTCCGTCCCGTTAAAACAGTGACTGGCGCGGCCTATAACGGTCAAGCCAACGTGTATTTTGTTCCCTCTACCGATTCCACCGTGATTATGGTTGGTGACGCAGTTAAGCTCGCAGGCGATGCCCGCGCTGCTACTGGTGCTCCTACTGTGACACGTGCTGGCGCTACTGATGTGCCAGTGGGTATCGTTGTGGGTATTTTGTTTACAGGCGTCGGTGACCTCACCAACATGCCTCCAGTTAACGATTTGAACACTCCGGTTTACCGTCGTGCTTCTACAGACCGTTATCTCTTGGTGTGTGATGACCCTAACGTCGTGTATGAAGTTCAGTATGCTGGTACTTCCGTGGCTGCTGCTACAATCACTGCAAACGTTGTTTTGAACGGTCAGTTCACAACTACTGCAGGTAGCACAACTTCTGGTGCTTCTGGTATGCAACTCGACAGCTCTGGTCTCGCAACCACTGCTACCCTTCCTATCAAGATTGTTGGTTTCCCTAACCGTCCTGATAATATCCCCGGCGATACATACTTCAGCTACTTCGTGAAACTCAACGGTTCCACAAACAGCTCTGGTACTGGTCAGGCTGGCGTTTAATTTTAAAGGAAAGGTAGAATATGTCTATTATTAATAGTGGCTCGTTTGCCAAAGCACTATGGCCCGGCGTTAACGCTTGGTATGGTAAAGCGTACGACGAGTATGCAACAGAGTATGACAAGTTGTTCGACAAGTTCAACAGCTCTAAAGCGTTTGAAGAAGACGTCGGTATTTCTTCGTTTGGTCTCGCCCAACAAAAGGGTGAAGGCGCTGGCATTTCTTATGACAGCGAAAAGCAAGCATTCACAACTCGCTATCAACACGCCGTGTTCGCACTGGGCTTTATCATCACTCGTGAGATGATGGAAGATGACCAGTACGACGTGGTTGGTCAACGTAAAGCTCAAGGCCTCGCCTTCTCTATGCGTCAGACTAAAGAAGTGTTGGGTGCTAACGTGTACAACCGTGCTTTCAACAGCTCGTACACTGGTGGTGATGGTAGTTCTTTGATTGCTAGCAACCATGCTAACATCAAGGGTGGTACTTGGTCTAACCAAATCGCTACTGCTGCTGACTTGTCAGAAGCTGCATTGGAACAAGCATGTATCGACATCGCTGGTTTCACTAACGATGCTGGTTTGCTGATTGCTGTGAAGCCTGAGACGTTGGTTATCCCTCGTCAACAAATCTTCGAAGCAAAGCGTATCTTGGGTTCTGATGGTCGCGTTGGTACTGACAACAACGACTTGAACGCTATCAAGGCTGCTGGTTTGATTCCTGAAGTGGTTGTTAACCACTACTTGACTGACCCAGATGCTTGGTTCATTCGTACTAACGTGCCTCACGGTATGAAGTATTTTGAGCGTCGCGCTGACCAGTTCGACATGGACAACGATTGGGATACTGAGAACGCTAAGTTCAAAGCCACTGCTCGTTACAGCTTCGGCTGGACCGACCCACGTGGTTTGTACGGCTCTGCTGGCGCCTAATTAACCTAAGGAGAGCTTCGGCTCTCCGCTAAATAAGGAATTAATATGGGTTTTCGCTTAACCGACATCGTCCCTATCAGTACCCTCGGCCCAACAACCCTTATCCCTACATCGAAAGACGTAGTTGTTAAGGCGTTTAAGGTTACTCGTACTGACACTGCTTCGACGTTGAAAGCTGTCCTGCCTGCTGATGCTTCTATTTTGAACATCATCATGACAGGTTCTGTTTCTTCGGATGCAGGCACTGCTGCAACTGTTTCTCTGGTTGTTTCTGACAACACTGGCGCTATCTCCACAGGTACTGCCGTGAACGTTAAGACTTCTGGTGCAACAACTCAGATTGTGCAAATGCCTAACTTGCCTAACATTCAACCTAGTCCTCTGACTGGTGATTTGAAGATTACAGCAACTTATGCAGAAACAGGTACTCCCTCTACCACTGGTGGAGATTGGACCTTTATCGTTACTTACGTTCGATAAGTGGGAGGGGCTTCGGCCCCTTTCTTGTATTGGGGATTGGTGAAATCTCCGTCTTTGGTAAAAGGAAAATATTATGGCTGGTTCTAACGTATGGGTCAAATGTGGCAAGGTATATAACCTCGACCCCAATGGTGCAGGCTTAACTGCAACAGGTGTCACACCCCGAATTTATAAAGATAGCCCTTACGCTACCTTTCAAGCTTACGGTGCTACTTCTGGTGGTATTGGAGCTGCTACAGTTGTTATTGAAGGTAGCAACGTAGACGACCCAAATACTTTTGTTAGTTTGGGTACTTTAACTCTCACTCTTGGCACAACTACTACTGCAGCAGGCTTGGCAACAACTGCTCCTTGGAAGTTTGTTCGTGCTAACGTCACAGCTATTTCTGGTACAGGCGCTACAGTTTACGTAACAATGGGGGTGTAATATGCCCACGTCAAACGCTACCCAAGCAAGTGGCTTAGAACAAGAGTATTTTGATAACTTTAATTTACAAGTTGCACGAGGCCTCATAGATGGCTACAGCACTTTAAACGTTTATGGTTATCAACCTGCTATTGGTTTAACGTTTACTCCTGTATGGGAAAATGCTACAACATATACCTATCCTGTAGCTGCTACTCAAATGAACCTTGCAGGTTCTGCTGGTGATACTGCTTCTATTTTAATTGCAGGACTTGATGCCAACTATAACAGTATCAATGAAACTGTTGTGCTTAACGGCGCAACTCCTGTAACTACTACAAAGAGCTATTTACGTATTAATGGTATGCAAGTAACCGTCGGTAGTGCTACAAACCCTTCTGGTGTTGTAACACTTAAAGACCTTACGAACACCATCATTTATGCACAAATCAATGCTGGAGTAGGCCGTACACAAGCTGCAATTTACACTGTTCCTGCTGGATATACCTTCTATTTGCAACGTGTAAACATTTACACTTCATTGAACGGTAATAACTTTGTAACCTACGAAAACAAAACCATCAGTCCTACTGGTGTTGTTCAACTCACACAACAAGCTCCGTTTGCTACTAGCTATGAAGCTCGACGCATTATGCCTAGAGCTTTTACAGAAAAGACGGACATTCAATTGCATTGTAAGGTGAACAGCTCAACTGGCGCTGTGGGTATTGCACAAGAAGGTTACCTAATTAGGAACTAATATGAACAAACAAGCCGCTAGTAAATTTATTAACGTGCTGTTTCTTAGCCGTACAGTAGCTCATCAAATGCACTTAGCAACAGATAGCTACTCACAACATGCAGGAGCATTACAAGGTTTCTATGAAGACATTGTACCTCTTGCGGATGAGTTGTCTGAACAATGGCAGGGAGAGTATGAAGAAAAGCTTACTCTTTCTACGCTAGGTTCAAAAGAAACAGAACCACTTAAATACTTCAGAGAAACTAAAAAGTGGATTCAGGACAATCGAAAAGATGCTTTTGGTACGGATTCTGCTTTACAGAATGAAGTAGACAACATCGTTAAATTGTTCCGTTCTACTATTTATAAACTCCGTTTTCTAAAGTGATGCTATGAAGAACCATCTCCTCTTAGGCAACTGGAACGCACTCTGTGATTCATGTGGTCGTAAGTTTAAAGCCTTAGACCTGCAAAAGCGTTGGGATGGCCTCATGGTTTGCCGAGAGGACTTTGAACAGCGTCATCCACAAGACTTGTTACGAGTTCAGCGTGAAAAGATTGCAGTTCCATGGTCTCGTCCATATGCTGCTCAAGATACATACATTCCTGAAAATCTCTGGACAAAACCAGAGGACCATTTGGGTGTAAACGAAACAAATGCCTTTGATGTTGTTAAACGTATTTATGATACGTATGCCAACACAGGTGCATTAAATGGATACTCACTTAATGAGTTTGCATTAAACCAAACAATTCAGCAAGGAGCTCCTTCTGAGACATTTGTTATGTCTGAGACGTTCTTTGCAACACTTGGTCGTTTTGTTAATGAATCTTTGGCTGCTACAGAAACTTTTGCTTTTGCAATTGGTAAACGTATTGATGAAGTCTTGCCCATTGGTGAGTCTTATCGTTTTGCAGAAACAGAACACAATGGTGATACACTGTCTTTCTCGGAAGCACAGCGATTCACTATGAGTAAGAATATTTCTGAAACTATTACAGTTACAGAAGTTTATCGAAACGGGGTAGCCCGTCCACTGTCTGATTCATTGTCCTTGTCTGAAGGTGTTACTAAGCAAGATGATGAAAAGACAATTGAAACCCTCTCTATGGCAGAGACAAGTTATTTTGCCATTGGTCAAAACCTGTCTGACAGCGTTACACCAACAGAAAATTTCTCTTATGTCTTGGTTTCTCCCCCTGACCAATTTGTAAACGGGTCTGCTCTTAACACAACCTATTTAGGATAAAATATGATTAATGATTCTCTTGCCATGCGTGGCGATGTGCTAATTAAGTTGAACGATGAAGTTGTTCTGGATAAGAAAAACCTTATTGTTAACGTTGGTAAAAACTTCTTGGCTTCTGCTGTAATTAACAGCTCAGCAAGTCCATTCACTCACATGGCTATTGGTACTAGTGGTACTGCTGCTGCTTTGGGTGACACAACTTTGGGTAGTGAACTTGTTCGTCAAGCATTTACCTCAGCATCCGTTGCTTCTAACGTAGTTACATTGACTGCTTTGTATGCTGCTGGTGCAGGTACAGGTGCTTTGCAAGAAGCTGGTATTTTTAACGCTGCTTCTGCTGGTACTATGCTCTCTCACGTTGTTTTCTCAACCATTAACAAAGGCGCTGCTGACTCATTGACCATCACTTGGACAATCACTGTCGGTTAATTTATGTCTATTAAGTTTACCAACAATGCCGCTACCTCGCTGGCATCAGGTATTACGAACGTTGCAACCAGCCTGACCGTTGCGTCGGGCAAAGGTGCTTTGTTTCCAACCCTGTCAGGTGGCGATGTCTTTTATGCCACATTAGCAAACTCATCAGGTGTAGTTGAGATTGTACAAGTTACAGCTCGTACAACAGACACATTTACCATTGTTCGTGGACAAGATGGTACTACTGCAGTTGCTTGGAATACGGGTGATAAAGTTGAATTGCGACCCACTGCTGTTTCAATGACAGCAATGGCACAAAAAGCTAACAACTTAAGTGATTTGGCTTCCGTGGCGACTGCTCGTACTAATTTGGGTGCAACTACTGTTGGCTCAAACTTAATGACCTTGGCAAACCCCAGTGCCGTTACCTTTCCACGAGTAAATGCTGATAATACAGTGTCTACTTTAGATGCTGCAACTTTTCGTACAGCAATTGGTGCTGGTACTTCTAGTACAACAGGAACAGTTACATCCATCACCGCAGGTGGTGGTTTAACTGGCGGCACGATTACCAGCAGTGGCACGATAGCGATTGACACGACCACTTATGCGATTGGACAAATCATTACAGGACGCCCAGCCAATTACACGAATTACGCCGTTGGGAATACTGTCGCAGGTTCGTCACTGTACACAGTGAGCCCCAACGCGGGTTATGTTTCGGGGGCTTGGCAATGGTATGCGGGGTATGGTGGCGCCCCGGGAACCGCTTCATTGGTGAACACTGGCACATGGAAATGCATAGCCCCAACACAGTCCGCAAATGTGGCCTGTGTCCAGCACGCTTCGTTAGGTTTGTGGGTTCGCATCTCTTAAGGAAACAAAATGTACACAATCGAGCA